GCAGAACCAGCTAAAGGCAGGTAAAAAAGCAAACTATCCATATCTGGGTCGTATTCTTCCATAACTTCAGTGATTTGATAGTTCATAAACTCTTTTACACGCTGACATTGAGCCATTACTTCTTCAGATTCGGCTCCAACAACTCTTGTACTTACTGGACCGTTGGCTGGTAAAAGTTCTTTGTATGCTTGAGCTTGAAATTGTGTTGCAGCTTCACTCAATAATGGGTGAGTTACACCACTTGCTCCTGGAAAAGGTGAATCTCGTTCTTCTGTTTTTATGCCTAGCAGATCTAGTCCTTTAGAAAAACTATTTAGCCAATCTTCACGAGATGTTTTGTCTTCTTCATATGCCTCAATGAGTTCACTAGAAAGTTCTTTCAAAGATGATTCTTCTAAAATATCGGCTAAGTTTGAACTGTGTTCATTTTCTAGTTGTTCTGGAGATTCCTGAACAGGTAACATTTCTCCATTTTCTCCAACTTGGAATTCAACGCCTCCAGCTTCTGAATCCATTTCTGGTAGTTCTAAAATTATATCTTCTTCAGCTTCTACAAATGGAGATTTTTCTTTGTTTGCGTATCTTTGTGCTTCGATTGCCATTCTTTCCCGTTCCTATGCCTCAATAATAACTTATTTTCTTCTTATATAAAACTTCTTCTTCGTAGTCACTAGGCAACTTCACAAAGCCACCTTGTCTAAATCTCATTAAAGCCTGAGTTGTAGAGTCAACTAAGTCGTCATGATCTCCTGATGGAAAAGCTGCACATTCTTCAATTACATCGTGTGCCCACTTAGTATCAGGATGCCAAACCATACCAGATTCAAACAACGGAGCACAACTATTAACTCTTGCTACTTTGTCGTTGCCTCTAGATGGAGTAAAATTTTGTACAGGGATTCCCACATTACGCAGTTCTTGAGTAAGTGGCATACCACTAGCTTTACCCTCAATAATAACAACGTCTGGGTTCCAATGTTCATATTGTTTAAATGCTTGACCTTTTAATTCAGGGAAGTTAAACTTACCTTTTACGACATCTAGTAGAACTATATGTGGTGCGTCGCCGTTGTATATTTCTTCACCACCCAAACGACCATCAGGGTAAAAAACACCCCATGTGGTTATTGCGGAATAGTCCGCCAACTCTGATTTTAAAAACGCAGTATCATAACTCTGGATTATATAGTCACATTCAGGTGGTTTATTGTTTGGCCATTCTTTCCACCATTCTCTTTTTATTAATGCTCCTTCTTCTGAAGTTGGATTCTGCATATATTGAGCATGCCATTTTGGACCACCTCTTAAACTTGCCTTTACACTTTCTATTTCGTCCAGGGACCAATATTCTGGCCACAAGGGTTTACCACTAGGTAATATAGCAGGTAGTTCTATGAGTTCCCATTGATCTGCTTTAGGATCACGAGCTGCATCTTGTAGTAGTTTACCTGTTAAATCATTAACGTTCCAACGTGTCATGACTATGACAATGGCACCTCCAGGCTGGAGTCTTTGCCTTGGTCCAGAAGTGTACCACTCGTAAGTATCTTCCATGGACTTTGGATTCATGGCGTCTTGTTCTGAATGAGGGTCATCAATAATAAACAAATCCGCACCACGACCAGCAAGAGCGCCACCCACACCAGCAGCATAGTACTCCCCTTTTAATTTGGGATTACGTGTGTCTTGGGTTTCCCACTTTCCTGCTGCTTTTGAATCTGGGTTTATAGCCACAGAATCAAATACTGCTTGGTAATCCTCAGTGAGCATGAGGTCTCTTATTTTTCTACCAAACTTCACAGCTAGGTCTGCGGTGTGAGTAGCTTGAAGTATTTTTAAACTAGGGTTACGACCCACTAAGTAAGCAGGAAATAAATGAGACGCAAATTCTGACTTCGTGTGTCGTGGTGGCATATTTATTATGAGCCGAGTTATTTTACCACTAGCAATACGGTCAAAGGCTTCCGCCATCTTTTTATGATGAGCACCCTCTATGAATCCTGGCCATTGGGATTTTACAAAGTCTAAAAAATTATTTTGAGTTTTTTCTACTCTTTCTAGCAGTTCTAGCCTTTCGGATAGTTCTAGATGTTCTTTAAGTAGTTCTTCAGGTAATTGTTCTAGGTTTTTCCCAGTAGTCATGTAGTGATCTTAATATTTAAGAGGCATTAATGCTTGTTTTATAGAAACTGCTTCTCCACCACTATTAAGGTCTAGTTCAAACTGGAACCCTTCAGGTAGTTGTTTCAATATTTCATCTTCCTCTATTAATAGTTTATCAAGTCTTTCTTTGCCTAGTCTTTGAAGTTTTGCACCACCACGTATATCTGCTGCATAGTTGGACTCAAAACCAACTTTCATTTCTGCTTCTCCACGCTTAATGTCAGCTTGATGTTTTCTTTTTCTTTTTTGGATGTCATTATATTTGTCAACAAGTTTTCGAATTTTATTAGCAGAAAGACCTAGCTTACCTATGAGTCCACCTGCCCCAAGAGAAGCATAATCAAGTGGGTCTGAAGGATCAAAAATCACGTCTGTAAAATCTCTCACAGTTAATTCGTCTTGTGGTTTTTCTGGTCTTTTGGCTTTTTCTGTTTTCGTTTTACCAACGATTTCCCCTTCAGGTAAGACTATAGGGTCTCCGTCTGGACCAAATATAATTCTTGGTGTATATAGTGTTTTATCGATCATTTTTTACTCCCAGTATGGAAGAAGGATCCAGGGTAAATCTCAATATTCAAAAATTTTTTGCAAAATATTTTAGGATCCCTCTTTTCCATTCATACAGTATAGTCTATGTTCGGGGAAAAGTAAAATCATATTCCAATGTCTCTTAAAAACTTAGCTAAAGGCTAACTATATCTAACTACTACTATAAAGGGGGTGGGGGTGGCTGAATCTGACGCTGAATCTGACGCTGAATCCGAACCTGAATCTGACGCTGAATCCGAACCTGAATCTGACGCTGAATCCGAACCTGAATCTGACGCTGAATCCTGTGGGTTGTGTGGCGAGGCGAAGCCGAGCCGAGCCCGAACCCCGAGCCCGAATGGCGAAAACAAAGGACGTAGGGTAGCCGTTAAGCTACCCTAGTGTTTTATTAAGCTACTTAACTAACTTAATAAAACCTTTAGCTACGTCGTACTTAACGTCCGCTACCGTAACCTGCCTAGTAGCTAACGCGTCCGCTACCGTTAAGCCGTTTAGGGCTACGTGGCGCTCCGCATTATGACTAGCCCTAGCTACTTTACCCGTAGCCGTATAAATAGCTTCCGGATTTAGGCTACCGTAGTTTACGGTAGGCTTTTTAGTTTTATTAGTATTTTTCATATTTACTCCTATTTACTAATTAGGTTATATCATAAGCTATATTTTTGTAAAAGTAAAGTAAAAGTAAATAAAAAGTATAGTTTATTTTCACACCCGAAACAACACGATCACACTGCAGTATATAGCCAACCTAGCCAGAGACAACACGATCACACTCTAATAAATAAGGGTAATAGTTTACAGAGAGATCACGATCATACTCTAATAATGGTTATCAGTTTACAGAGAGAGTACAGCCACGAACAACAACAAACGGTCCAGAGTTTACAGACAATCCTGATCACGATCATGGTCCGTGGCAAAAGAAAGGAGGGCAGATGTGCCCTCCCAGTTGGTGCTAGGCTAGTTTAACGAAGCCCTTGGCTACATCATACTTGATGTCCTGAGCTGTTACTTGCCTACTAGCTATAGCCTGCTCGACCGTCTGACCACTTAGGCTACTATGACGCTCAGCGTTGTGTTGAGCTCTAGCTACTTTACCTGTTGCAGTATAAACTGCCTTAGGATTTAATCCACCCAAGTTTACTACTTTAGGCTTCTCGATTTTATTACTTACTTTAGACATAATTTACTCCTTATTTATTAAAGTTTTCATTAATACTATCATAGCCTAAGTAAACTTAGAAGTAAAGTAAAAGTAAAAGAATATACGCAACTATATTTTAGGTATATAGACCGTGGACCATGGGAACTTATTATAGGATC